TCGTGCCATCGGTTACTACCATCCTTGAAGCATACCCAAAAGATGCTCACTTCTTCAAGTGGCTGAAAGAGGTCGGCACTGACGCTGATGCCATCCGGGACGAGGCCGGCCGGCGCGGGTCTGTGGTGCACCAGCTGACCGAGCAGTATGATGCCGGCGAAGAGGTGAGCCTGCTGAACATGGACGGGAACCTTCAGTACAAGATGCTTGAATGGAGCATGTTTGAGCGGTACGTTGAGTTCAGCACTCGCTTCAAGCCGGAGATTCTTATGAGCGAACAGAACTTTGTCAACAGCTTCCTGGGCTTTGCCGGGACGCTTGACCGGGTCATCAAGATGAACGGACTGACATATCTCATCGATATGAAGACATCAAATGTGATACATGACAGCTACTGGCTGCAACTTGCTGCATACCGGGAGCTGCTGCTTCAAAACAAGGGCATGGAGGTCGACTTTGTTGGCATCCTTCACCTTAACGCCAAGACGCGCACCGAGGGCAAAATAGGGGCCATACAAGGGCAAGGATGGCAGCTCATCCAGCAGCGTGACACAGCTAAGGAACTTTCACTGTTCGATAAGGTACGCGACCTTTGGCTTGAGCAAAACAAGGACGCGAAGCCAAAGCGGGCATCTTACACACTCACACATAAAAAAGCATAAGCCATGATGTTAGAGAAAATGCCGAGAGGCTGGTATCAAAAGCTGGAGCAGATAGAGATGAGCAATAAAGCAAAGCCAAAGCAGCTTAATGCTATGTTTAGCTGGGCGCAGATGAATGTGGCAAGGCATGCCGGAGATAAGCTGCTCGAAGCTGTCAGGCTTATCGAATGCCACTATGGACTGAAGCAACAAGCGAAGTATTGTTATGTCAATGCCAATGTGCTGCTCTATTTCATGGGGCCTTTGGGGCATGTGCAGTGCGAGGACATGGCCGACCTTATTTGCTGCTGCTTTGACAAGGGCCGGGAGTGGACAGGCGTGCAGCTCATCCCTTTGTTCGAGCAAGACCTGAGCGTTAACTATGACATCCACTGCAACTTTTACAACCCAAAGCCGGGTGAGGATGAAGAGCAAAATGACTATGTCATAATTCACCGGACAAAGAACAAAGAGCTGGCAGACATCATCTTTCAATTTGTCTCAATCTTACACGATGAAATTAAGACCATACCAGCGTGAGATAGTAGAGAGGGGGAGTGACATCCTCCTCTCCAACAGCATCCTCTACCTTGCAATGGAGGTGCGCACAGGGAAGACCATCACAGCCTTCAGCATAGCGGAGAAGGTCAAGGCTTTGAGTGTGCTATTCGTGACCAGGAAGAAGGCCATGAGCAGCATTGAGAAGGATTACGAGGCCGTTAAGTTCCAGTTTGAGCTTGATCTCTTCAACTACGAGAGCCTTCACAAGCTGACACCTGAAGACATCGAAGCCTTTGACCTGGTCATCTGCGATGAGGCGCACTGCCTGGGGGCTTTCCCTTTGCCATCAGAGCGCACCAAGCAGCTCCGGCAGATCGTAGGCAACCGACTGCTGATCCTGCTCTCCGGCACTCCCACACCGGAGTCATGGAGTCAGCTTTACCACCAGCTCTACATCTCAGCACATTCACCTTGGAAGCAGTACCGTAATTTTTACGGATGGGCTAAGGACTTTGTGACAGTCAAAAAGCGGTACATCTACAACCGTGAAATCAATGACTACACCAATGCTGACCGGGAGAAGATAGAGCGAGACACAAAGCATCTGTTCATCTCATTCACCCAGGCAGAAGCAGGCTTCGAGCAGATGGTTGAGGAGGAGGTAATTGAGGTGCCTATGTGGCCTCGTACATATACGGCAGCTGACCGGCTACGCAAGGACAAAGTGCTCAAGACAAGCGAAGGCATGGTGGTAGCTGACACAGCGGTGAAGGTTATGTCAAAGCTTCAGCAGATGTACAGCGGCACGGTCATAGTGGATGAGACGGAGAGCGGTGAGCCAACAGCTCAAGTATTTGATGTCACAAAAGCTCACACAATTCGTGACAAGTTTTACGGTCAAAAGATTGCCATCTTTTACAAGTTCAAAGCTGAAGAGATGGCCATCCGGTCAGTGTTCGGGACCCGGGTGGTGGACACACCGGAGAGCTTTGCGATGAGCGACAATAATGCGGTCTATATCTCGCAGATACAAAGTGGCCGGGAGGGCATCAATCTTTCATCCGCTGACTGCCTTGTTATGTATAACATTGATTTCAGCGCTGTGAGCTACTGGCAAGCGCGGGCAAGGCTGCAAAGCAAGGACAGAACGAAGCCGGCAAAGGTGTATTGGGTATTCTCGAAGGATGGCATTGAGGCGAAGATATACGAGCGGGTCAAGGATAAAAAAGACTATACACTGCACCATTTTAAAAGAGATTTCAATATCACACAATGAAAACATCACTAATTGCGTTAATTTTAGCAGCAGTAACCACACAGATGGAGGGCTGCGAGAAGGTCAGGCTCTTTGAACGCATCTACGACATGTATGCAAATTGGCACAGCTATGATATGTTTGCGCAGATCATGCTCATCATTTGGACGCTGGGGCTTGGCATCATGCTTATATTTATCGGAAAGTATCTCACCACTAAAACCACAAATACAAGTTCAAAATGAAAAAGACAATCGCTATTTTGTTAGTCAGCATGGCGCTGACATTCTCGCCGGCAAAAGCCCAGGCGGGCGGCTTTTGGGATGGAATCAAAGAGGCTGCGCATGGGGTCGGCTGGATGTTTTACATGGAAGCATGTAAGCTCACATGGGCTTTGTTCAGCGAGGAAGGGCTGAACATCGGGAATCTAAAGTACTACTGCATCCATCCTCAGCACGACATTCTTCACAAGCCAAATAGAAAAAGATGAAAAAATATTACGGCATCGTTTGTGACCTATTTTGGAAGGTCATCAAATATTTTTAGGGTCATTTGAGTTTAGGGTTTGTAGTCCTGATGTTTCTACATCTGGGGCTTTTATGGTCAGGTGGTGCAATTGGTTAGCACGGGTGGGTTAATAACTGCTAAACATAGGTTCGAATCCTGTCCTGACTTCAAAATAAAAAATGTATGAGTGATTATAGTTTTGATTTGAGACCGTTAATTTGGTTGGGAGCATTGTTTGTTCTCATTATATGGGGATGTTGGGAGTTAATAGATTGGTTATGGGTTGACCATTCTATCGAATCACCAACACTAATAGTTCCCGAAATTAAGTTGGTTGTAAAAAATAATATAGTGGATACAATCTACATATATAGACAACCATAAAAATAGTCAGGTGGCGAAAATGGTAGACGCAAATACATCCAGTTATAGGGACTGAAACTCAAGCACATTTACGTTTTAGTAAATGAGAGATGAAAAAACTAATACAGGTTCGAATCCTGTCCTGACTACTTCTCGGATGGTTTGTAGGCAGCTGCTGTTAGTTTAAGATGCTCAATGAAGCACAAGGTAAAAGGTCATCCTTCTGATGGCAAATGCGGGTTCGAATCCCGCACAGCGGCCATAATTTTTAACACACACAAATTGAATTATGATTGCAAAACTAAAAAGCCTGATGTCAAACATCGAAGAGCTGACGCAAACAGATGCATTAAAAAAGCAGGAAGGAGGCACACACTACAAGAATTTCCGCATCCAGCCGGCAGAGTTCATACACGCCAACAGCATCCCATACCTGGAAGGGGCAGCTATCAAGTATTTATGCCGTCACCGGGACAAGGGAGGCGTGACCGACCTGCTAAAGGCAAAGCATTATATCGATCTTATTATTCAGTTAGAGTATAAAAATTTGGTGCCATGAGTAGAAAAAGGACAGCGTTAGAGTGGCTGATTGAAGAGTATGAAAAACATTGCGACGGTGATGGCTTGATTCCTTTTGAGATCATTGAACTTGCATTGGATATGGAGAAACAGCAGATAAAAGATGCGTATAATCATGCATATAGAGAAGCTGAAGAGGACTGCTGTAAAGAAGTCGGTCCAGATATTGCAAATTTTGCAAACGCAGAACATTATTACAACGATACATACACAATATGAGATACTCAAACGCCATAGAGAAATTTATCAAAGACCTGCCACCTGAATTTGCGGCACTTAAGCCTCGCGCAGAGAAGCTCCTGGATGCGCATCGGGAGGATGTTATAGAAGCATTTAAGGCCGGAGACAATGGCCTAACTGACCCACTTCAACTTCAAATAGATGCAGAGTATTACTACGAACAAAGACACACGCAGTGAGCGGGTCATTCAGGCTGCTGTCATCAAAGCATTGGAGAAGGAAGGGTGGTATGTCATAAAGCTGATTCAGACCAATAAGAACGGCATCCCTGACCTTCTATGCGTTCAGCATGAGAAGACTATGTTCATAGAAGTAAAGAAGCACGACGGGGTGCTGTCCAAGCTTCAGCAGTACCGGATAAATGAGATGAAGATGAAAGGCATCTCTTGCTTTGTTGTCAGGAGTGAAAAGCAGCTCTACATGATGGGAATAGTAAGTAGTTTGCCTTGACCTAACTTTGTACTAACCACAAAGACAACACATGCAGCTTACTCAAAATTTTAATATCAATGAGTTTCGGTGCAATGACGGGACACCAGTACCGAAACGCTTCTACACAAATGTCGCGACACTCGCCAGTCAGCTGCAGATTCTACGCGATGAGCTGGACGAACCCATCCACATTAACAGCGCATACCGGCACGCTGACTACAACCGACGCATTGGCGGCAAGCCGGAGAGCCAACACCTCACAGCATCAGCTGCCGACATCACCGTAAAGTCAAAGACACCAAAGCAGCTCAAAGCCATCATCGAAAAGCTCATCAAAGACAAGAAGCTGCACTTTGGTGGCATTGGGCTTTATCCTGGCTTCCTTCACGTTGACATAAGAGAAGGCCGTGCGAGGTGGTAATCACGGCAACACGGGAGCCTGCAAAGTAGCGCGGGACTACCGGGCGAAGTATGGCTGGGAGATGCCGACCCTAAAACTTGCGAGGATCATAGCAGCTGAAAATACTGAGCTATTCCACTCAGTAGAAAATGCCAGGTCAGTGCTCCGATACATCGAAGGGAAGCACGGGACAACAAGCCAAAAGTGGAAAACAAACAAAATCATGGAGAACAGAACACGAACACCATACAAGATACCCGAGGCTGAAGAGTTTAGCTTTGAGCCTTACATAATTGACGCAAAGAAGGTGCTTGTCATGTCTGATGTACATCTGCCTTATCACGATGTTCCGGCGATCAGCGCAGCCATAGAGTTTGCGCAGAATGAAGAGATTGACGCGATACTTTTAAACGGCGACACACTTGACTTCTACACATTGTCCCGATTTATCAAAGACCCAAAGGCTAGGTCATTCGCACATGAGCTCCTCACCTTCCAGCTGTTCATTGAAGCGCTCGGTCAGGCTTTCCCGGATGCCAAGGTTTACATCAAGCTCGGCAACCATGACGAGCGGTACCAACACTATCTATGGACGAAGGCCGGAGAGCTTGACGGGGTGGAGGAGTTCGAGCTCAAGAACATCATTAAGAAGCGGGCACCGGAGGCAGAGGTCATCGGAGATAAGCGCATCATAAAGCTCGGAGCACTCAACGTGCTGCATGGTCATGAGTTTGGGCAAAGCATATTTTCTCCGGTGAATGTTGCAAGGGGTCTATTCTTGCGCGGTAAGGTCTCAGCCATGCAAGGGCATAACCACCAGACCAGTGAGCACACTGAGAGCAACATGAACGGAGAGATAACGACCACTTACAGCGTGGGGTGCCTATGTAATCTTACACCTGGCTATCTTCCGATCAACAAATGGAATCATGGCTTTGCCATTGTCGATGTGAACGGTCAAGACTTTCATGTGCGTAATTACAGAATACATAAAGGTCAAGTTTTATGAGTGAAAAAGTAATCTTCCAGGAGTCAGATGAGAGCGAAGATGTGGCATTGTCAGCGCTTGACATCATCGACACACAGCTGCAAGTGATCGCGACCTGCATGGAGATGGACAGCTTTTTGTACGACACACTTGATGAGGATAAGATCAGAACTGTCAGCCTATCTTTTCAGATAATAAACGCTGTGCAAAATAAAATCCTTGAAAAATTGTAGGAAAATAATTTATAGATAGTTGTAAAGTAGTTTAGATATGTTTGGCTCGTGTTAGTTTGTACCCACTTTTATTAATTTTGATGAAAGCGGTGAAGGGACATCACTGCAATGAAAATTTTTAACGGCCTCATTGTGTCAGGTCTGTCGGTTCTCCGGCAGTGTCCCACCTGGCGCAGTGAGGTTTTTTTTATCGCATATGACACACGGTTCATTATTTTCGGGGATTGGAGGCTTCGACCTTGCTGCAGAGTGGATGGGATGGGAGAACAAATTTCATTGTGAATGGAATGAGTTTGGGCAGAAGGTACTACATCACTATTGGCCGGATGCCGAATTATTCACCGACATCACAAAATCAGATTTCAAAAAATATCATGGAACAATTGACATTATTTCTGGTGGATTCCCTTGTCAGCCCTACTCAATGGCCGGAAAGCGACTTGGAAAAGAAGATGACCGCCACCTCTGGCCGGAAATGTTGCGAGTCATTCGGGAAGTTCGACCACGTTGGGTCGTGGGCGAAAACGTTCTCGGACTTGTTAATTGGAATGGAGGGTTGGTCTTCCACGAGGTGCAGACTGATCTGGAAGCTGAAGGGTACGAAGTACAACCGTATGTACTTCCAGCTGCGGCCGTTGGCGCACCACATCGAAGGGACAGAGTATGGTTTGTTGCCCACGCCATTGGCGCAAGCCAAAGAGCAAACCAATTTCGAGGCTTACGACCAGAGAATGCAGAGATTAATAGAAAAGGGTCACAAACCATTTACGATGCCATTAGATCAAATGGCATTAAGAGGAATGCTACCGACACCGACCTGCATGGACGCAACGAACGCAACAGCAACAATGAAGTCAACTCAAGTGAAGGAAGGATCAATGCACTCGGTGACATTAACGAGAGCAATGGCGATGGGGATGTTGCCGACACCTTGTGCATCCGAAGCGGAGAAAGCTGGGAAAGGAGACAATCAGAACAGTTTGACGAGGATGGCATTGAGAGGAGAGTTATTAGCAACCCCAAGAGCATCGGACAAGAATATGCACTGGAAAACGGAGAATTGGAAGGGAAACGATCTGGGAAGTCAGATAAACGAAATGTTTGGGACGCGTTCCCATCTGTCTCCCCGATTTGTAGCGGAAATGATGGGATTCCCGACAAATTGGACGGAATTACCTTTTCAAAGTGGCGAAACGAATCCATTAAAGCCTACGGAAATGCCGTAGTACCGCAGGTCGTTTATCAGATATTCAAGGCCATTGAAGAGTACGAAAAAATGCACAAATGAACATCTACGAATACATCGAAGAAGGCGAAGTCATTGAGAAGGCTTGCTACATTGCCGCGCAGACACTGGTTGATGCCGGTCTTCAGGTAATCCCATTGGCGTATGGAGACAAGAAGCCGCTGAACATAAAGAGCGTCACCCAACTGCGGCATAATCCACTCAACAAGCATAACCTGCCATATTATTTTGACCGTGATAATGTCGGCCTTGGCATCATGCTTGTCGGGAAGATGGAGGTAATTGACATAGACGAGAAGCAGCAGAAAGGCATAACAGAGAAGGTGCTGTGGACTTTGCAAATGGCATGCCCTGAGATATATGAACGCATGGCTATCTCTCGCAGTCCTTCAGGTGGTGCCCACATCTATTACACGGCTGACATTGACGGAGGCGACCCTTCACTTGCTGACTGCATGCTTGATGGCAAAAAAGTCTCAAAGATTGAGCGTCTTGATGAGACAAATAAAAATTATGTGATGACGGCACCATCCGCCGGCTATCGCTTCCAGCAGAAGTCACCGCTTGAGATGCCGCATCTTACAGCTGACGAGCGGAATATATTGCTGTCAATTTGCCGGTCATTTAATGAGGTGGTCATATCTCCGGCACCAAAGATGGACCAGAAGCGAGAAGATGCGCCATACAAGGTATTCAATGAACAGCATAACTACGCCTATATCGTAGAACAGCTGCAAGACCGTGGCTGGGAGATGGTGCGCGAGTATGATGACCGAATAGTAGTTAAGCGGCCAGGCACATCACAAGCGCAGAGCGGTAGTATCTGGAAGGATACAGCCACAAAGTACAATCTGAAAAACTGCCTTTACCTATTTACTTCAGCGTCAGAGTTTGAGCAATCAAAGCCATATTCTCCATTCGATATCTACAAGACCTACTACCATGACGGCAACTTCATGCAAGCCCAGGCAAAGCTTGCAGAAGAAGGTTATGGTGTGAACATCGAAAATGAAGGACAGTTCTGGAAGCGCGAAGGCAAGAAGATAGTGGTAAAATACACCGAGCTGGTGCATTATTTCCATGAATTAGGCTACCGTACCTACTTAGGTCAGCTTGTGCAGGTGGTCAATAATATTGTCACGATCCGCACCACCGGTGATATGATACGCCAGTTTTTGTATGACCTTGAGCCGGCAGTCAAAGACCACTTTTTTGAGCGTGTAGGTACAGTCTTTAGTGACACCGGTGGATTCATGGCCATGCTCAAAGAGCTTGATGAGAACTTCATAAGAGACGAGGCACATATCACATGGCTATTCTTTAAGAATAGAGCGGTAAAGATTTATGGTGACAACATTGAGGAGTGCCTTTACAAAGACCTGAACGGATATATTTGGGAGGAGAACATCATCGACCGTGACTTCAAATACACTGACTTCACAAATTGTGACGCGCATCGGTTCGTCAGCATCCTGGGCGGTGATAATGCCGGGAAGCTTGAGGCATTGCTTGGGTATGTCATCAGCCGTCATAAGGATGAGCTAATCACAAAGGCTGTGATTCTGATGGAGGACATCGATCCAGAGGAAGAAGGAGAGAGTATGGGTCGAAGCGGTAAAGGTCTCATCTTTAAGATGATTGAAAAGTTTCGTAAGACATGCCGGATGAACGGTAAGAGCTTCAACTTCCATGACTCTTTTCTTTGGCAGAACGTGGAATTAGACACTGACATCATTTTCATAGATGATGTGGAAAAATCATTTCACTTCACAAAGCTATATTCTGTCATTACCGAGAGCATCCTGGTCAACAAGAAGGGCCGTGATCAGATAGTCATACCATACGACAAGTCACCCAAGATTTTTATCACTTCAAACTTTGCGGTAGGCAACAGCGATGAGTCAACGACTGATCGGAAATTTGAGTTCCCGGTAGTCAAGCACTTCAATGCGCATCATAAGCCAATAGATGAGTTTGGCCGGGCATTCTTTAGTGGCTGGGACGCATCAGAGTGGTCAAAATTTGACAATTTTATGGTGTATTGTGCAAAGGCATGGCTGACGAGTGATAAGCGAAATTTGAGCCACATAACGAGCAATAGTGCACTGCGCATTCTTAACAATCAGACGCATCCTGACTTTATTAACTACATGGATGACCAGCTTCAGATGAACTTCTTCGACTTTGCGCCGGCCATCATCAAGAACGCAAGGGTGACAACACCTGACGGTAAGCTTGTTACCAATGCGGTCAACATGGCACAGTTCTATCTGAACCAAGAAAATCCGGATTATTACTTTGTCATGAAGAAGGAAGACCTGCTTGAGAAGCTGAAAAACATACCAAAATTGACCACCACAAAGCTGACCCAGTGGTTCAAATTATGGGCCGACCATAACAAAGTAGAGGTAAATTTTAGCCATAAAAAGAGCTATGAAGGCGGCAGATATTACCGAGTTATCGCATGGCGGCACTCTGGGAATGGGTGGAATAATGGCATGACTGATGACGATACAAATGGGAACGATGAAAAAATACCTTTTTAATGACCACTTAAGAATTATCATCCTCATTTTATCATCCACATTCCTACTGCTATTCCGATAGATAAAATATTAATAATCATATACTTACCCACTTTCCTACTTATTTATTATTAATATAGAAAAAAGTAATAAAATATATAAATACATACATACATGTATATATGTATATAAGAAAGGAAAATAAAGTCGGAATGTGGGAATCATTAAAATTTGATAGTCATGGCAAAGATGAACATCGTACTACTTGAGGTGACACCTGACAAGATCATCCAGCGTGGCCCATTCACAGAAGAGCAGGCTTTGACAGCCATGCTTAGGTTCATGGAAGACCAGCCGATGAAGTATGTGAGTGCTGCTCCGCGCTGGTGGGTGGCTAACCTTGAGACGGGCGAGATTAAGAAACCAAGAGTAAAATTGGAGTTATGATAACAAACACACACACGAACAGAGAGCTATTACTTGACACACTTTGCGAGGTATTCGAACTAACCAAGGATCGGCTGACGGCCAAAGACCGACATCGTGATGTTGTTCAGGCGAGAGCGGTGGGCTACAAGATTGCAAGGGAGAAGATGGGCATGACCTTTGCAGAGATTTCAAGGCTATTCTGCAAGCCTGGCAAACCGGCAAAGCATCACACCACCATCATGCACGCCATCGAAAACTTAAACGGTTTAGCAAGCATTGGTGACGATATTGCAATCGGCAGTGTCAATGCTGTGCTGTCAAAATTGAATTTAGCGGCAAAAGGGGGCCTTAGTGTGGTTATTGAAGTCGATGCTGAGCAGCTGACAAAACTGATGGCAATACTTTACATGCATGACTACAAGTACAAGGTCGTGGATGGCGTAACTTCGTTCACAGATAAAAACTGACAAATGGCATACGATAGGGAAGACCTAAAGCGGCAAGCTTTGGAGATAATTGACAGGGAAGAAATCACCACTTTTGGTGAAATTCATCTGTACATGAAGGCTCATGTGGCCACTTTGTACACACATGAACTCAATAAAGACGAGGACATAAAGAAGGCTATCGAAGCCCAAAAGACTGCCATCAAGAAGAAGATGCGGCGTAACTGGCGGAACAGCGACAATGCCACACTTCAGATTGCTGAGTTTAAGCTGCTGTCTTCTGACGAGGAGCTGTCCAGGCTTAACACTCAGAAGGTGAACGCAGAGGTGGCTATGACAACTAAGCGCGTAATATTCGAGGCTGATGAGTCAGGAGATACGGGTCAGGCTTAACCGACCGGCAAGGCTGACTGCCAAGGCACTGGGCGGCCATCACCGGTATATCTGCCATGAGGGTGGGGCGAGGTCGGGCAAGACCTATGGCATCATGCAATGTCTGATATGGTGGGGAACGAATAACGCCAAGAAGAAGATCAGCGTAGTGAGTCACTCCCTTCCCCATTTGAAGCGCGGAGCCATGCGGGACTTCTTTGACATTCTTGAATCATGGGAGTGGTATGATGAGTCGATGCACAACAAGACCGACAACATCTACCACTTCGACAGTGGTACCTATGTTGAGTTCTTTGGCCTTGAGGATCATGACCGGGCAAAGGGGCCGGGCCGTGACCTGCTGTTCTGCAATGAGGCCAACCTGCTTAGCAAAGCACTATTTGACCAGCTTGACATGCGGACAAGGTACAAGGTCATCACTGACTTAAACCCATCTGACTTTGACATCTGGTGCTACCACATGGCAGACGGTGACGATGCTGTCAAGATTCATAGCACATACCGTGACAATGCCTTCCTCCCGGCACCACAAAAGAAGGTGATTGAAGGCTACCAGGATGCAGACCCGATGATGTGGAAAGTGTTCGGTCTTGGGGAGAGAGGAGCCAGTCAGGAGCAGATTTACACGCACTTCAAGATTGTGGACTCAGTCCCACAAGGTGAGGTCTTCTATGGCCTTGACTTTGGATACCGCAATCCGACAGCGATGGTGCGCGTGACATTGGCAGATGAGTGCATCTATGTGCATGAAGTTTATCACCAGTCGGGTATAACAACGGGCGAATTGATTGAGATCATACCCGACAAGGT